AAAACGGCTTATGGTGTTAAGTTTTCGCCTGATGGCTCGGAAGTAGCACTGTGCGGAGCGGTTGAAGATGCAGACGGAATAATACGTATATCGCTCATTGATAGGAGACCGACGGGACAGGGCACACAATGGCTTGCTGATTGGCTTAATGAACGCAGTACAAAAGCTTGTTGCGTTGTAATAGATGGACGGAACGGTGTTGATGTTCTGATAGATAAAATTAGCCATATTTGGCGATTTAAAGGGTCGATAATACGCCCGTCAGTAAAAGATATTATTGCATCTGTATCAATGCTTACGGATGCTTTAAATGAGCATAAATTAACATGGTATTCAAAACAGATTGACCTTAGAGATAGCGCGGTCACGTCAACTAAGAGACCTATTAGCGGAGGTTGGGGCTTCGGTGGAGATAATTCCATCCCGATTGAAGCTTGCTCCCTTGCTATGTGGGGAGTTAAGACCTCGAAGCGCAATCCAAGTAAATCAATGAGGATAGGATGAGGACAAAAAGATGCAGCTGAATTTAAGTGCGGAGAACATATCGGGATTTCCAACAAGCGAAATGGAAAACTTGAACAAGCTTATTAACTTGTTTAATGCGCATTCGTTCAAAAACAAGGAAAAAGATAAATATTACGAGGGTAAAATCACTCTTAATGATGTAAACCTCGGGATAGCTCTGCCGGACGGCTTAAGAAAATTGGAGATAGGCTGTGCTTGGGGTGCTAAGTGCGTTGATGTACTTGCAGCGCGTTCCATGTTTGATGGCTTTGTCGGGATGAGCGGCGAAGACGTTGAGGAGCTCGACAGAATTGCACTTAACAACAACCTTATAGCGGAATATCAGAAGTTTTGTCGGGATGAGTTGAAATACGGTTGCACGTTCGCAACACTTTCCGCTGATCCTGTTATCGGTTGCAAGATAAGATTTCACTCACCCAAGACAGCGGCGGCGCTCTGGAATGGCGAAAAGGGTCGCATTGATTGTGGTTTTGCAATAATTGATAGTGCTCCGGATGAACAGGACAGTAACACATGGCAGCCTAGTCTGATTTACTACTATACAGACGATTATGTGTGGGTACTGCATAAGGCTAATAACTTATGGTACGCAGCGCCTTATGTACATAAGATGGGCAGACCGCTTATGGAAGCTCTTATCTGGAATGCAACAAGCAATAAACCTTTTGGACGTTCCAGGATCAAGGAGCCTATCAGACGTTTGATTGATGGCTATGTAAGGACCATAGCAAACGCAACAATTGGCTTGGAATTTGCTACAAGCCCTCAAAAATACCTTCTTGGTGTTACTGATGAGCAGTTTGATGCGGTGGTTAATCAGAAATTCAAGCAATATGTTGGAAGCATATTAGCAAGCACAAATAACCCCGAGACAGGCGAAAAGCCAACATTCGGACAGCTTCCACAGGGTAGTATATCTCCGCATGTTGAAATGATAAGAATACTTGCTACACAGTTTAGTGCTGCAACAGGCTTAACAGTTACAGACACAGGTGTTGTAAGTGAAGCTAACCCGACAAGTGCAGATGCAGTTTTAGCACAGTCACAGACATTAGTTGCTATGGCCGAACAGCTTAACACTTCCAATGGTGATGCACTCCGAACTATTGCTATGATGGCACTTGCAATCGCTCGAGATGTATCAATGGATGAGCTTACAGAGGATCAGCGCGATATCGTGGCACACTTTAAAAATCCTGCTATGCCAAGTGTTGCAGCTACAACAGATGCAGCTATGAAAATAGCATCATCAAGACCTGCATTTGCGGATACAGATACATTCCTGGAAATGATTGGCTTTGACAAAGCAGATATAAGACGTATTAAGGCACAGGAACAGCGCACAAGGGGCTTGAATACGTTGATTGATATGGGTGTTGAATGAATATATCAACGGAAGTATGGAAAAAGTACATAAAAGGGCTGTCTGAGGTTAGCGACCAAGCTAAAAACCTTGTATTAAGGTACTTGGACAGCCACCACATTGACAGTTTTGAGGATAGACAGGCATTCATTGATTATTGCTATGGAATATCCACAAAATACGGCGAAGCGGCTGCGGAATTTGCGTGCCAGATGTATGACACCGAAGCGGAATTTGAAGGAGTAATACTTCCGTCCGCAGAACCCGCGCCGACCGCCGAAATGTCAGAAGTCGCAAAGGCAGTTAACGCAACCCTTGGAATTATGTTGGCGGAAGTTACTGCATCAGCAATAAGCCGATTAGTAAAACGTGCCGGACAAGATACCACTTTGCAGAATGCAATTCGCGATAAAGCATATTATGCATGGATTCCAATGGGTGATACTTGCCCATTCTGTATCAGTATTGCAGCGGAAGGTTGGAAACGAGCGACCGCCAAAGCACTAGCCGGAGGACATGCAGAACACATTCATGGAAATTGCAATTGTTCATACGCAATTAAGCACAATGAAGAGACCAAATACAATGCTTATGATCCTGGCAAGTATGAAAAGATAGTTGATAATGCCGAAGGTATTACGGAAGAGGACAAATTAAATTATATGCGCCGTAAAGCTTATGCGACCAACAAAGAGCGCATAAATGAGCAGAAACGCACAACATACGAAAAGCACAAAGAACTAAATAGCTCCGAAGCGGAGGAAATAAACGTTAATTAAGCATCCTTAGGGGGTGCTTTTTTAATACCCAAAAACGGCAACTCGTGCCAATAAAACGAGGTTTTTACTCATAGGAGGTTTATATGGAAAACAAAGAAACTGTGAATCAGGAAGCAACCGAAAACGAAAAGACATTTACTCAACAGGAGTTAGATGCAATCGTATCTGACCGCTTGAAGAGAGAACGCGCCAAGTATGAAGGATATGAGGACCTCAAAGCAAAGGCTGAAAAGTTAGATGCTATTGAGGAAGCTTCCAAGACAGAGCTTCAGAAAGCAACAGAGAGAGCGCAGGCGCTTGAAACTGAACTGAACGGACTCAAAAAGGCTGAATCAGTCCGCCTTATTCGTGAAAAGGTTGCAAAAGAGACAGGCATTCCAATGGCTTCAATGTCATTACTGACAGGGGAGACCGAAGAAGCTTGTCAGGAACAGGCTAAGGCAATTCTTGCGATTGCACAGCCAAACACAAGCTATCCACAGCTAAAAGATGGTGGAGAACTTACAACAACAATGAAATCAAGCACACGTCAGCAATTCGCTGATTGGGCTACACAAGCTTTTAATTAAACGGAGGAAAATATTATGGCATTAGTAGGAACAGCTACAAACAGAACATCTATTGACCTTCCTGTTGAGGTATCACAGGAAATTCTTCAGAAAACACAGGAAGCATCTGCAATCATGCAGCTTGCAAGACAGATTGCACTTCCCGGAAGAGGTACTGCAATCAACGTAATCACATCTGATCCTAGCGCTTCATGGGTTGGTGAAACAGAAGCAAAGCCCGTTTCTGATCCCGGACTTGCTACAAAGGTTATGAGAGCTTACAAGCTCGCAGTTATTGTTCCGTTCTCAAATGAGTTCAGACGTGACGTTGCAAGCCTTTACGACGCGATTGTTGAGAGACTTCCTAGAGCACTTGCTCAGAAGTTCGATGCTACCGTTTTTGGTAATGGCTCAGCTCCCGGTTCAGACTTTGACACATTCGCAAACGTAACAGCACAGGCAATCGGTGCAGATGCTTATTCAGGACTTGTTGCAGCAGACGGCGATATCGCAGCACACGGCGGTATCATGAATGGTGTTGTTCTCGCACCTCAGGGCAAGAGCCTTCTCCTTGGTGCAGTTGACGACAACAAGAGACCCCTTTTCATTAATTCCGTTGCTGAGGGTGCAATCCCTATGGTACTTGGTGCTAAGACAGTACAGTCCAAGGGCGCTTATGTTGCAGGCACATCTCCAGCTCCTAACAAGGTTGGTATCGTTGGTGACTGGACACAGGCTATGTACGGAACTGTTGAAGGTGTCAAGATTGATTACTCTTCAGATGCAACACTTGTTGATGGCAACACAACAATCAATCTCTTCCAGCAGAACATGTTTGCTGTTAGAGCAGAAATCGAAGTCGGCTTCCGCGCTGATACTTCTGTATTCAATGCTCTTACAGATGCAAATTCATGATAAAGCTTATCAACAAGCATACTAATACCCCTATGTGGGTTGCGGATGAGCGCAAGGACGAATATTTGGCGGCAGGTCACAAGCTTGCCGCTGAACCTCGCGCAAAAGAGCCCGCCAAGGTAGAGGATGCAGTAAAGGAAGTAAAAAAAGCATCAAAAAAGAAGTGAGGTGGTTGGAATGGCTTACGCAACATATACAGATGTTGAAGCTCGATTGAATAGAACATTCAGTTCAGAAGAGCAAGCACAATGTACTACCTTATTGGATGATGCTGCAACAATAATTGATACTTATAACGCACAAGCACCCGCCGACAACAAGAAACTTGTATCTTGCCGGATGGTTATGCGTGTTATGGGTAGCGGTGAAGACATCGGTGTTCCAATGGGAGCTACACAGGGAAGCATGAGCGGACTTGGATATGCTCAGAGTTGGACCATATCAAACGGAGCATCGGGGGAGATATATCTATCTAAGACAGATAAACAACTCCTTGGATATGCCAACAAAATCGGTTCTTATAGCCCTGTACAGGAGCTTGTTGGAGGTGGTAACTCATGAAGGGTACAACAATCCAATTAGTAGTTAAAACTCAATCTGGAACTGATCCGTTTGGTGCACCCATATACACAGAAGAGCTTGTTGACGTGCCGGACGTACTTGTTGGAAGTCCCACAACAGACGATATCACCGATTCACTTAATCTTTACGGCAAGAAAATCGAGTATATGCTCGGTATTCCCAAGGGAGATGCGCATAATTGGGTTGATACGGAAGTTGTTATTTGGGGCAACCGATACAGAACATTTGGCTATCCAATTACAGGCGAACAGGCAAACATCCCACTTAGGTGGGGACAAAATGTAAGGGTTGAGAGATATGGCTAATGTGAAATTTGAGCTTAACCGAGAAGGTGTCAAAGAACTCCTCCAGAGTCCGGAGATGTTGGCAGTCTGTGAAGAATATGCTAACAACGCGGTCGCGCAACTTGGCGAGGGGTACGAAGCAAGCACCTATGTTGGAAAATCCCGTGTTAATGCAAGTGTTATCGCAACAACTTACAAAGCACGAAAAGAAAACTCCGAAACAAATAGCATATTAAAGGCGGTGGGCGGATGATAGAAGTTACAATTTTAAACTATCTAAATGAAAATCTTGAAAATATAACTGCATATATGGAAAGACCTGAAAACCCGCCCAAAAGCTATGTGCTTATCGAAAAGACAGGCGGCGGAGAAGAGAACCACATACACCACTCAACCATAGCAGTTAAATCAATTGCAGAATCTCTGTACAAAGCGGCATCACTTAACGAGGAAGTAAAAAGCCTTATGAGTGATGCTATTTCTTTAGACGATATCGCAAAGGTGGAACTGAACAGTGATTACAATTTCACGGACACTTCAACCAAACAATATCGTTATCAAGCAGTTTTTGACATTACACATTATTAAGGAGGAATAAACCATGGCTAATAATAACGTTTCAAACGTAACAGCCGGAAAACCGAAGATTGGCGGTGCTATCTATCGCGCACCTATCGGGACCACACTTCCCACAGATGCATCAACAGCACTCGATGCAGCATTCGTTAATATGGGTTTTGTATCAGAAGATGGTGTTACAAACAGTAACAGCCCCGAATCTGACGAAATCAAAGCATGGGGCGGTGATACTGTACTGAACCTTCAGACAGCTAAGCCCGACACATTCAAGTACACACTTATCGAAGCTCTTAACGTAGAAGTGCTTAAGTATGTATATGGTGATGATAATGTTACCGGAACACTTGCATCAGGTATCACGATCACAGCCAACAGCAAGGATCAGGAAGAGCAGATAATCGTTATTGAAATGGCTCTTAATGGTGGAGCGCTTAAGAGAATTGTTATTCCTGATGGCAAAGTATCTGAAGTTGGCGATATCGTATATCAGGATGGCGGAGCAGTTGGTTATGAGACAACACTCACAGCACTTCCCGACACAAGCGGAAATACTCACTACGAATATATTTACAAGCCGTAATCTAAGGAGGGGAACATGATTAAAGGAAAAACAACAGACGGATTTAAGTATTCAGTTGATGAAGAGGTATTGAAGGACTTTATGTTCTTAAAATACCTTAATATGTGCCAGAGTAAGAAGCCGGAAGAAGCTTTGGACGGCACAATCAAAATTGTATCATGCATCTTCAATGATGATGATAAGGAACGCGAGTTTTACGAGTTCTTAAAGGCTAAGCATAACGGAAGAGTTCCTGTTGATGTTCTTAGCGAAAATGTACGCAGTATCATCCTTAAACTTAAGGAGAATAGCGAATTAAAAAAATCTTAACTCTCTCAGCTATGATGTGCACCAATGAGGATGCGCTTTTATGTGACCTTGCGGAGACATACGGAATATATGACATGGAGTCGTTACCTGTTACTAAGGTAGCGACTTTTGCATGTGGGCTGAGAGGTGATGCAAGGATCATGCAGATAATGACGGATAAGCAGTCAGACATACACACTTTGCTAATGGCTAGTATGGTTGACCGCTTATCTTTTCTTGCATGGACCAAAACAAAAGATGCTCAAAACAACAGAAATCGTCCAGAATCACTTGTTGCCAAGATTTACTCAAAGAAGCCTGAACGAGAGTTCGAGGTTTATGAAACAGGCGAGGAAATGTTGGCGCGTTTGGACGAATTAAGAGGAAAATAACATGCCGGAATTAGGAAAAGCTTATGTACAGATAATTCCATCCGCTGAAGGTATTAGCGGGAAAATATCAAGCATGATCGGCGGTGAAGCAGAGTCCGCAGGAAAAGCGGGCGGTTTATCCCTTGGAAATAGCCTTGTAAGCACTCTTAAGGGTGTTATCGCTGCTGCGGGAATTGGAACAGTCATAAAAGAGACTTTGGAAGCTGGCGGCAATCTGCAGCAATCATTCGGCGGACTTGATACCATTTACGGCGAAGCGGGCGAAGCGGCTAAGAAGTATGCGTATGAAGCTCAAAAAGCAGGAATATCCGCTAATGATTATGCTGAAAATGCTGTCTCTTTTGGTGCTTCTCTAAAACAGGCTTTTGAAGGTGATACCACCAAGGCAGTTGAAGCGGCAAACACCGCGATCATGGATATGACGGACAATGCTGCGAAGATGGGCACTCCAATTGAGAGTATTCAGAACGCATACCAAGGCTTTGCCAAGGGCAACTATACCATGCTTGATAACTTAAAGCTTGGCTATTCTGGAACTAAAACCGAGATGGAGCGACTTCTTGCAGATGCGCAGGAACTCACAGGCGTTGAATACAACATGGATAACCTTGGTGACGTTTACGAAGCTATCCACGTTATTCAAGGCGATTTGGGATTAACGGGTGTAGCAGCACAGGAAGCTTCCGAGACCTTCACGGGATCATTTGGAGCTATGCAGGCAGCAGCCGAAAATCTAATGGCTAACCTTGCACTTGGTGAAGATATAAGCGCACCATTACAAGCATTGTTAGGCAATGCAGAAGCATTCATTCTGAACAATCTCGCGCCTATGGTTGGCAATATTATGGCTCAGCTTCCAATGCTCCTTGATGCAGGATTTTCAACAGTAATTAGCGGATTGAATTTAGCCGCCAACAATGCAGATATGCTTGTTAATCAGGGCTTGGAACTATTAACTTCATTAATTAATGGAATTATTTCCAATTTGCCATTACTTGCAGAAGCAGCGATAAATGTTGCTATTGCGTTCGGTACTGCTTTAGTCAATGCTGATTGGATGAGCATCGGAAATCAGATAATGACAACATTTCAAGGTGCTTTAAGTGGCGCATCTCCGACCTTGTTACAGAACGGTGTAACAATGATTCAGAATATCCTTAATGGTATTACATCAGCATTGCCGGGAATACTCAATGCAGGTGTTGAGATAATTCTTAACGTGGCTAATGGTATATTGCAGAACCTTCCACAGTTAATTACTGCTGCATTCCAAATAATTACCTCTTTGGTAACGTTTTTACTTCAGAACCTTCCGACCATATTGGAAGCAGGTGCGAACTTACTGCTTGGACTTGTTAATGGTATCATTAGCAACCTTCCAGAAATAGCAGTTGCAGCGATTGAAGGCATAACAACGTATGTTACTACCATTAGCAGTATGCTTCCTCAGATACTCCAAAAAGGTATTGAAATAATCGGACAGTTAGTTGTTGGACTTATCCAGGCTATACCAAAAATCATTGCGGCCGTTCCGCAGATTATTGCCGGAGTAACTACTTCACTCATGGAATTTGATTGGGCTGGAACAGGCGGAGATATTGTAAACGGAATTGCAGAAGGTATCAAGAACGCAGGAAGTAATATTCTGAATGCCCTTTGGGATTCCGTAAAAGCTGCTATTGATTGGGTTAAGGGTCAGTTAGGAATTGCTTCGCCTTCAAAGTATATGGCTGACAACGTAGGCCATTGGATGGCTTTAGGTGTTGGCGAAGGCTTTGAGGATAGTATGCCCGAAACTGAAATGGCTGATACAGTCAAGAACACAGCTCTATCAATGGACACTGCTGTTAATAGCGGTGTTTCAAAAAATACTAATGGCATAAGCTATGAAGCTATATACGAAGCAGTAAAAGCCGGAGCAGAAGCGGCACACTTAGAAATTGATATAGACGGAAGAGATTTAACAAGAACACTTAAAGGATTGGGGGTTGCGATGGCATGAGAAGTATAAATCTTACTTATATAAGCGATAATGGGGCATCATTCCCGCTTGTTGCAACTTCCATGTACCTTAAGGAAGCATCATTCCATGAATTTTCTTGGAACCCTGAAGCAGTCGCTTATAAACTTGGCGATTTGCTTAAGATATTCACAAAAGATGCTATTCAGTACAAATGCAT